TCTCGGGTGCTTTTCAAATTTTTTAATACTGAAGTATGCTTCTTTTCCATGCTCTGGACAGCTAAACAATAAATTGTTTTTGTCTTCTTGTGTTTCTTTTGTCATCGTTGTTCTCCTTTGGTTATCCCATGTATATAGGATGTTTAGCATTAGAAGTCAATGCATAAAATAAAAAAAATTTTTCACACATGCGTGTGTGTGCGTAGGTAATCTACCGATCCCTGACCTGCGGACCAGCGGGCGGTACCAGCTCCTCCTGATGCTTAGTTTACAAACCACAGTTCTTGGTTCTGCGGTGGGAAGTGGGAGATGGGAAATGGGGTATCATAGGTTTCGCAATAAACACCGAGCGACTAGTCTTTGACTACAGTGGTAAGCTTTTTCTCGAGTACCCCACGATGACGGTAGCCCAACGGACAAACAGGAGCTAACAAGTTTGAGATGATTGAGCTACCATGTGCGTATATATATTATCCCACGCTGATGTCAAGTATTTATTTTCCCAGCTTCACCTGGATCCAGCTGCGGGGTCCGCATCCTGATGCTGCAGTCCTGCTTTCCTCAACAAAAGTGTGAATTACCAATGGGAAATGGGAGTTCACCACAGGTTTCGCGGTACCAGCTCCTGAAGGGCTCGGGGTCGATGGTTAAAAAGTGTTGGATTTGCAGTGGGAAGTGGGAGTTGGGAGATGGGAAATCACGGATCCAGCTGCACGGTCCGCGCTGCAGGTGAAGGACTCTTCAGGATGGTCTGTAAAAGGTGGCCGTAGTCAACGGGATAATGGAAGATGGCAAACGGGACGGGGGTTGATGGCTCATGGATCATGGCCGATGTCCACTGGTACAGTTTCAAAGCTCTCTGCGGGAGGGCCTTTCGCAAGATAAATACTCTTCCACCTTCTCTACCACGTCTGATAATCCACGATTTTTGGAACTTAGATAACCGAAGGGCTGTACCAGTACTTACCTTTAGCTCTAACCAAAACTCTATACCTTTACAACACCCATTAACGTCTGGAACTCCTAGTCCTACGTTTGTTTCTATTCTTTGAAAGTGTACGTTTGGTAACGCTTTTCTTAGCTCTTCGTATAATTTTGATTCCTGTTTTTTCATTAGTTTTGTCTCCTGAATTTATATTCTTTTGTATGTAAGGTAAGAACCATTTATTATCTCTAATTATTTGGGAAAGAGTATTAGTTAAATTATTAACTACAAGCTCTTCATCTTTGTCTGCAGCTAAACAATTACCGTCTGAGTTAAGACCAGTATGATAAATAACTGAATGTAATACTTCATGTAAAAGTGAATTAGCAAGTGATCTAGATGATTGAGTCTTATCCAATTGAATAACATTTTTTACAGAATCATACTCCCCAAAATAATGATTGTCGTTATCATTAGAAGGTGAAACAAGATCAATTTGAACATCTTCGTAATTAACTCTTATCTTTTTTTTCAATATGGACACTTACCACTCCTACATTAGTTGAGATTAAATGAGAATTGTGATGCTTATGAAAAGCGTTCCAAAATTGTTTCTCAGTCTTCCAACGAATCGTCGCCTTCTTCGGCTTCGATTTCAAGGACTTTGCTGTTTGGTATTTCATCACGCAACTCATTTATCTGTTTTATTAATTCGTCTTTTGACATTGCTGAAAGGTCTTGAACTTTAATCTCTTTCTTGTCAACATATAAACCAACAGATTGACCTAATCTAAACTCTGCATTGATAGCAGCAGCTATCTGTCCTTTACCTTCTGCAATTTTTGATAAATCATCTAATCTTCTTAAATGCCTGTAATGATCTTTATAAGTCTTAGCGGCTGAATCTCTTAACTTCTCAATGTAAGCAACCACATGAGGATACTTATCAGGATTAGTTAATAAACTACCTGTCTTCTCACAAATTTTGTCAGCGTACCCTGCAGCTTTAGCTGCTTCTTTTTTTGTTACGTCTGGATACCTAGATACAAAATACTCGGCAAATGTTCTTTGTTTCGGTGTTAAGAACTCTGCTCCTTTTAAACGTTTCTTTAGTGCTCCAACAGTATTCATAATTTTCAATATCTATATAGGTATAATAATCTAAATATATATACTTACCACAAAAAAGGTCAGCTAACCAGTAGAGTTACCTTTAGTAGACTGAAATTCAGTGTACTTTCAGGGTACTACACTGAAAGAATAACCATTGATATATAAGGATAATAGTCTATTTTCATGGTTTCAGTGTACTCGGTACTATTTTTCACATCATAACTGTTCGTACCTTACTGTACCTTATAAGATCCTATAATTTAGAATCGTTCTAAGTTATATTGTTTGCCGTCGTCCGTGATCCATGATAAATTGTTGACATGGAGGTAGCACATGAATAAAACATAACTGGGTATCGATAACTCCCTCTCGGCCCAGTGGTTTTTTTAGTTGATTTTTTTCGCCCACTGGGCCTTTTCTTTAAGATACTTTCTCACTTGAGTAAACCCTTCCTTATTTTTAGCAATATGCTCACACGCACCAATGAACTCTAAGTCCGTATAATCATATTTCATTCGGTTTACAAACCAACAGCAAAACACCACGTTTCCCCACTCATACGGCCTCTTAGAATCGAATCTATCAATACTTATATTAGTTTCTTTAGCCTTACCTAAACCAAGCTCCCAGGTCATCTCTATGCCTGAGTATGGACAACGGACACCGAACCTTTCATGCTGCAACTTAAATATCTCTAAATATTCATGACGTTGAAGTTTAGACTCTTTACGTTTTTTATGAATACTATTATTTCTTAAATTTTTTGTAAGATAGTCAATATATTCAATTGGATTAGATGAGTGTTTTTTAATACGACTAGTATTTAAACACGTCCTGCATTCTGCCTGGAGTCTTCGTTTCCCAGCCTTAAAATAAAATTCTTGTAAATTTTGTGTTTTACCGCATTTACTACATTTTTTAGCGGACCGTCTAACTATTCTATATTTTAATTCAAAGTCGTATTTTTCTTTTTCTATTATATTCTTTTCGCCAATTAATGTATTTGATCTGATCTTTTGAGAAGTAGACCTGTTCATTATCTACCATTCGTTGATAAGTGTCGTATACGTAAGTGTAATCAAACCCAGCCAAAGAACACACAGTATTAAAATCGTCGCCCCCATCAGAGAACCAACCGTGTGCCTTATACTTCTGTACCACCAACGGTCTTTCCAAACCAGGATATATAACATCTTCAAAAGCGCGTTGGAGAACAGCCCTCCATAATTTCTGTTCTGGTAATATTTTTTTAGACTCATATCCTGTTTTTAGCTCCTCGATTAACATGGTAATGAATTAAACGAGGACTGGGCCAGAATGGTAGCTCTGTAGATGACAAAAGAGATCACCCAGCCCTCATTTAAGTCACTTAACTACGCGTAATACTCTCGCATTAAGTTTCTCCTTATCTGTTTTATTACGAATCTGATCAAGGTGGACTCTGAAGGCCATGCCACTATCATCAAATCCAAAACTAGCTCCACAAAATAATCCGTACATAACAGATTTAATTTTTTTAAACTCTTCACGATTAGTACGAGAAGCGATTAGTTTTATTGCGTTGTCTAGTTCAGCCACAAATACTCCTAAATTATTGTTATTAAAATGAAAAATGTAAATATAAAATGATTCGTTTTTATAGTTGTACGTCAACTATCTCGCTTATACTCTTAATTGTATATCAATACAAGTGCTATTTTTTATCGACTAATATCTTCTTAACATAAGCTTCTGGAGTCATTTTACGATCCTTCGCCCGTCGTTCAACTTCTTTTTTAATCAATAACGATATGTACTGGCTAGGCCCTCTGTGTTCCTTGCCACATAATCCTTTTAAAACATCGTAGTCTGGTTTGCGTACCGCAACTGATTTATGTCTCATCACGTTCATAATTTTTCCTCTTCTTTCTCAATTAGTGTTACTATTTTTTCTAAACTTTGAACAGAACAATCTTTAGTGAAGTTAGTTATTTTTCTTTTGTAGGCATTTTTAATCTCCTGGTGCCGTCGGCCTTTGTTGGCCTCCTGCACCGCCCTTACCTCGTCTAAAGTTTGATCAACCATTTTTAAGTTCTGTTAAAGCTTTAATCTCAGCTTGTCTTTTCCCTGTTTCAATTTGTTGATCAAAATATTCACCATCAGTAAAACTAACCATACAAGGATAGTCTGGAGACCTTTCCATTTTACCTTTCGGTGTTTTTCGTGCCTCCATAAATGCCTTTTTAGTTTCAGGATGCTGCTCTACCATAAACTTTAGAAGATCTTTTCCATACACCATGAATGCATAGATGTTTTCTTCCCAAGCTTCTACGTTATCAATCCAATCTTCTAATTGAATTACTACCTTTTTTGTTTCTGATCTTGGTTTATTTTCTTTTGTCATTGTTTTCTCCTTGTTAATTCATGAAACCACGTATATCTCTAATGGCTTTTTCTGGTGTGTACCCAGTCTTTTTTTCAAAAGCTTCAAAAAACTGTTTTAATCTTTTTTGACATTCTGCATCGTTAAGTGGTGGGTCTTCACCTACAATATGTTCGTCTATTAAATCTCCAATGTCATAATTTTCCATTAACATTTTTACCCATTTTATGACAGGGTGATTAAGATCTATACCTTTACCTAAACTCATGTCAGTCCTATCAATAGAGCTAGAACCAAGATTGAAATCGTGCGCGGAAAAGATAGCCATAGCAAAACAAACATAACGACTAAAATTAATAATATCTTCATCATTTCTCAATTTCTGCATCAATCATCCTTTTGGCAATTGTCTTATCAAATAAATTATATCCAGTTTCGCCAAGCACTAACGTAATATCTGCTATACGCCCAGCAATAATATCAATGAACGCCTTATCTTTAAATTCTGATTCTTTCACAGATTTAATAAGACTATCAACTTTTAGATTTAGTTCTTTCCAACTATATACATTCATTTAATTTACTTTCCAAAAAGTTATCTTCTGCTTTACGGTACTAAGCAAAGTGTTAAAGATTCTCTCTAACCGTGTGTGATCGTCCATAGTTATGACATCATTTGTTTTAGTTCCAACAAATAATTTTATTTGTTTTGAATCCCTATCTATTTCAACTGAGAAACGTTCGATATTACCATCATTAAGATCTAACCTTGATCCTTGGTCGGTGGTTTTTACTTCCGTATCTATAGTTGTTTGTTCAGCTACCAATTTCTTCATGTCCCATGAATATAGTGTTGACATGACGATTGTCAAGTAATAAAATAACTCGTATGGTAGCTTTATGAAATATATTTTAGTTTTATATATGTGCAGCATGGTATCAAACGATTGTCCAAGTAATTTTATACCAGGATACACTTTTAACAGTCATTCAGATTGTGTTGAAATGGGTTACAGAGTTGCTCATAATGCGTTTAGATCATTAGAAGAAACTGAAGAATTTGATAAAGAATACGTAGAAAACAACAAAATAGTTGTTAAATTTGAATGCAGAGCAGTACCAAGTGCTGATAAAAAGGGTGATCCTGCATAACACTTGACTTTTCCTCCCATTTTCATTAATCTACATACATGAAGACGTATCGTATACAAGTTCGTTATAAAAGTAATTATTACGATGCGGAAGTTAAAGCTGATGACGATTTTGGAGCATTGGTTGAGTTCTTTAAACAAGGTTTTGAAGGCCAAATAAAACCTAAAGATGAAGGATTCTGTGATCCAAATTGTTGTTTTGTTACTTTAGAGGAGGTCAACGATGTTACAAAAGTTAATATCGGAGAAACTACAGTTGGAGTCACAATGGGCCAACAAAGCGTTAGCTCAGGGTAGAGTGACTACTGACATGAAGTGGATAGACATAAAGATCAAAAATATTAGAGTCAAGATTAATGAGCAAAGTGAGATTGACGCTAGAGCTGGTCTTTTAGATGTAGATAAAGACGAAGACAAAACAGATACTTAGTCTTTACTAACATTTTTTACAAAATCATTAATTTGATACAAGGGTTTTCTGCCCTTTTTTTAATCTTGAGCCGATCCCCAGTCTTTACCAATTGCAACATCGACTAAAGAGGGAACTTTAAGTTCACTTATACAATCTTCCATTATCTTTTTTATTTCATCTGCATCTTTTGCAGGTCTAACGTTAAAACATAATTCATCATGTATTTGAATTAGAGGTAGATATCCAGCTTTGTAACATTCAATCATAGCCACTTTAACTTGGTCTGCAGCTGATCCTTGAATTAATCTGTTCAATGATTTGTAAGTACCTGCTCGTTTAATATTATTCTTTCCGTATTTTTCTATTGCAGATTCATAGGTCTCTGATTTAAACAAACCCCAGGCCATTGGTTCCCACTTATCAAATCTACACTTACGACCACGTATGGTCCGTATAGATCCGTACTTCTCAGCAGATTCCATACATCGGTTAGCTAGTTGTTTAACAAATGGAACTCTCTGATTATATTCTTGTAAAAGTAACTTGGCTTCGTTGGTTTCGATTCCCAACTCATTGGAAAGTTTTCTCGCGCCCATACCGTAAAAGATTCCCAAGTTAATTGTCTTTGCTTGGGATCGGGGGATTCCTGCCATTTCTGCAACTGTTTGGTGGAAGTCTGCGTTTTCTTTTTCATAAGCCTCTACTAGTTTGTCTGATCCTGGGAATCCAATTGAAGATGCATAATGAACTACAAGTCTGGGCTCCTGTTGACTATAATCAAACGAACCCCATTGTAACCCAGATTCAGGTTTAAATAAAGACCTAATCTTTGTCCCTAATTCCTTATTTCTGGCGGGTACTTGTTGTAGATTTGGGTTAGAATAGCTCAGTCTTCCTGACACTGTACCGCCTCCATCACCTCTTAGTTGATGTATTTCAGCATGTATTCTTCCATTGTGTTGGAATTTTAAAATAGAATCAATAAATGTTGCATGAAACTTATGAACTTCTCTTGCCTCTCTTATTAATTTTGCAATTGGAAATTCACAGTTAAGTAACCAATTAGCTGTAAAGCTTGGTTCTTTACTTTTTTCAGTTAAAGGATATTTTATTTTTAATTTGTCAAAAGCTTTTGCAATAGATCTTGCAGCAAATATATCTACATTTACTCCTGCTTCTTTTTTAATCTTTAAAAGTATTTTATCTTCTTTAGTAACAAATTCTTTTTTTAATTTTTCAGCTTCCTCTAAATTTACTCTAACACCTACAGCTCTCATCTCAATTAGAATAGGTAGTAATTCTGTCTCCGTGTTAAATATATCTGTAAGAGATTGTTTCATTATTTCTGTTTTTAGATATTGCCAAAGTTTTAATGTTAAGGATGCATCCTGTTCAGCATAAGCACCTACAAATTTAGCAGGTAGTTTATACAATTCGCCTTTTGCATTTACTCCCCAATCATCAGCAGCTTGCCTCAACTCTAATTCTGATTTTGTTTCTCCTAGTAAATCAAAACCTAAAGCATTTAATGAATAAGAAAATCTATTTTCATCTACTAAAGCAGCAGCAATCATTGTGTCTATAATTCTACCGTTCTTGATCCGTATGCCGTGAGCCCTGAGCCATCCTACATCGTACGGTGCATTATGAAATATTTTATCTCCAGGCCCTGACACTACATCTTGTATCCAATCAAGCACCATTTTTAGATCCATATTAGATCCATTTTCATGAGCAATTGGGTAGTATCCCACAAAACCATCTGCAGCTACAGCAACTCCAACAATATTACCATCCATTGTAGGCCAACCAGGGCCCTTATTCTTAATGTTTGGATCTCTAGTTTCTAAGTCAATAGCTATTTCTTTAGCTGTTTTAAGATCAGGAAAACTAGTTGGTGTTTTCCAGTCTGAACTTTCTTGGTACGCTAAGTTTATTTGTTGGCTCATAAATATATTTGTCCTCTATATGTTTGTTCAATTGATCTTTGTTACTAAATGCATAAAGTGCTGCATTATAATTTACAGGAAAGACTTCCCAAGTAACATCTTTAGTCCCCTCCAAATGAGGATATACTTCTAAAGTAAATTTATGTTTTTTTATTTCTATTTGTTTTTTTATTACTTTTGTCATTTCTTATAAAATCTTTTTCAAGCTGGCAGTAATGAATTATTTTATTCAATTGTTCTATTGGATCTCCCTTTGTATATAATCTAGATGCATACTTGATAATATTAGACTGCGTTGTGTTTAATTTGTTTTTTCTACAATATGTAAAAGGTTGAATAGGTAATTGTTTATAATGCTCACCACCCTCCTGGTGATCTAAAGGAAAAGCTTCTTTAAAATCGTTATCATCTATCATAATCTAAAAGCCCTCAATATTTCTAACTTCTCTTCAGCAGTCGCAATTTTTTCTATTAATTTATCAGCCTCATCTACATGTTGAGGATGTTCACCAATTGCTACAGGATTTTCTAAATAAATTTTTAAAGTTGCCTCCGCTTCACTAATTTGTGAATTATATTTATCTTCTAATGCATCTAATATTAATTTTCTAAACATTACACTCCACACATTCCTTCGCACTCCCCGTCAAAACCTTCTAACAAGTCTCCTTGTTTATCATCTTTCTTTTTAAAATCAACTTCAGATAAAGGTTTACCAGATCTATGTAAAAAATAATCATTTTCTTCAGGCTTACATCCTTTAAAACCTGTTCTAAGTTTTTTATCTAACTGTACCACCTCTTCAAATTCATCGGGTGTTTCTGTTTTAATTCTTAACCATTCTGCATCAGAGTGGTATGGACAAAACGTACATGCAGATCTTGGTGGTTCGGGAAAGTTATTAGCTTTCATCCATTTAAAACAATCAGCTCTAGACATTCTTTTATCAATTAACGGATATTCAAAATCTATATAATGATATTGAGATACTCTCATTCTAATAGATTCATCGTTTGATATTCCAAATATTTGTTGAACTTTTTTATCTTTTGGAACTCTTTGTTTATACCCTACTCCAAGTAATCTTCGTATTTCTTTTGTGACTGGTTCTATTTTATATGTTGCGGTACACATACGCCTTAATATACCTTTTTTACCAGTTATCTTGTGTCTTACATACATTGGTACTGTAGACCCTCTTACATATGTTCCTTCATTTGACTTGACCATACCTTCTTTTAATGACCCAGCAGATACTATATTAACAGGATAAGACAGTTGTTTAGTCAACCACTCTAACCACTCATATACTTTCGCAGGCTCCGAACCCGTGTCCGAAAATAAAGCATAATCTACCATTGGTATCTCACCCTTTTCAATCATTAATGCAAGGGTTGAACTTTGTACTCCTGCACCTAATGATAATATTCTTAAATCAGCTGACATGTTTAACTCTCCTTACTTCATTTAACATTCTAGATAGTGGAAAAAAATACTCACTAACACTTCTTAATATATGAATATTTTGTTTTGCTCTAGTCACACCCACATACCATACCCTATATTCTGAACTTCTATCTAAACCAATTTTATTTTGTATTGAAGCAATCCAATTAGTTTTTTCATAAATAACTACGTTATCAGCTTCACCACCCTTGATCGAATGTATCGTATCAATTATCATCTCTGAATTTTTAACAATATCTATGCCAGAATCAATAAGTTTTTCAAAATAAAACTTTTCTTTTTCTGGGAAATTTCTATTAAATACATCTGTCCATGGTTTTTTTAATGATCCCAGGCCACACCAAACATTTAAATAATCATAATTTAATTCTTGGCTATTATGTATGTTGTACCATCGTTTTGATTCTATGTTTCGCCAACCAAATCCTATTTCATTTATAAAGGTGTATATAATTTGAACTTCTTCTCTATCTATACTTTCTCCTTTCATTAAACGTAACCAAATTTGTATTGCTTTCCATTTGTTAAGATCAAATGATTTTCTACCTTTTGAGTCTTGAAAGAATAATCCCATTTCTCTTGCTTTCATTCTTAGTTCATCTACTATGTCATTAGTTCTACCTAACATGATCCATGATCCGTGTTCGCTGAAGGGTATGTCTTTCAATCTATTATAAGTATTTATACTACCCACATTTTCTTGAGGTATAAATTCTTTACGTTTTCTACCATGAATGTAACTCGCAATGTATTGAGAGTAATCGTGTATGTCTGAAGGAATCCTGTATGATTTTCTCAGTATGTAATCTCTACCTGGAAATTCATTAAACTCTTCTACATCCGCACCATTCCATTCATAGATCGCCTGGTCATCGTCTCCTGCTAAAAATATTTTTTTACTAAATGCAGCTAACTTATAAATTAATTTCCATTGTAATGGTGTTAAGTCTTGAGCTTCATCTACAATTAAAACTTTAAGTCTAGGCGGTACACCGTTTTCTATGTATTCCTCAATCATATCTGTGAAATCTACCCTATGGTCTTCTTTAAATTCTTGATAAGCTTCTATAATTAATTTGTACTTTGCAAATACTACACGTTTCATTTTTTCTTCTTTGTAGGCATCGTCTGGATGTTTAAGCATATTTCTTGCCTTATCATACACTCTTAAAGACCAATCATTCCAAACACGTTGGCCATTATACTTTTCAAATTGTAATTTAGGTAATCCCAATACTTGTGCAAACTCAACCATATCTATTTCAGGGTCTATGACAGGTTTTGTTTTAAAGTTTTGTCTACAAAAACTATGTATGGTTCTAAAGTTTTTAAGATCCTCATCGTTTAGTTTTTTAAATTGTTTTTCAGCTCTACTCTTTGCCTCATTTACTGCTTTGTTTGTAAAAGATAAGTAAGCAACATCTGAGGGCATTATACCTCTTGCAAACAGTTTATCTAATTTATTTAAAAGAGTTGTAGTCTTACCTGTCCCAGGTGGACCGTATATCTTTACAGTTTTATTTGCTAACTGGTTCATCAAATTCTGCTTTCTTATCCTTTTTAAATATATTTGTAGATCTCTCAATAACTGGTTCTATAAATTTTGGACAATACCAGATATTTTTAATTTTAATTTTATCAAAATAATCTTTTTTGATTGCGCCATTCTTTTTAAGAAAGTTAATTAATTCAAATTTTTTAATAGCTTTGTTTGATTTTTTTATAAATCGTTCGAATGTTTTATATTTAAATACTATTTTATCATCAAACAGATACCACATGTCCGCCTCAACTTGCGATGAGTTTTCTGCTTGTTGTGTCTCTTGAGTAAACTGTATCATCATATCTTTAAACTCTTCTTGTGCTTCTGCCTCTTCATCATAGCCTTCTATATCTTGTTGCATAGTTTTAAGAGTAATCAAGAATTGTCTAAAATCTCTATCTTTTAGTTTTTGCCAAACAATATCTGCTTGATCAAATAAAGATTCTGCAAACAGTTGTTGTTGGTTACATTGTTTACCTGTTAGTTCTATAGTTTTCTTTTCAATCGTAAGATAATAAATTGGAGGATTTGTTTTTAATCTTTGAAAAGAATCTACCTTGGGTACATACGAAGCTGTATCAATTCCATGTTTTAAAGTTTTACATAATTCTGCATTACAATGATTCTTCATAGGTAAATCAGAACATTTGTATGCGTAGTCTTTTTTCTCATATTGTTTTATGAGTCCTTGCACTTCATGTTTTGGTAAAGGTTCATTAAACTCTTCGTTTCTATCCCACACTTCTTTTTGCCAACCGTCTGGACTTTTCTTTTTCGCTAAGGTTGCAAAGGCAGTTAAAGCATTATTACGATAACCACCTTCACAACCATTACGAATTAAGGCTTGAAGACACGGCGGGTACTGGTCAAAGCCTTCTTCCGCAATATGTTGATCCTGCACTTGAATTGCATGGAATTGTTCTGTTGTTAGACGATACTGTTGTATCCACTCAAACCAATCACTAATCGTGATCCCTGTTCCGTTGTCGTTGAGCGCGTATCGAGTAGTCCTTACGGCCTGTTGATAGGGTATATTTAACCAATTTCCTAAGTCATTCTTATGAACTTTGATTTGACGTTGTTTTGGAAAGATTTCACAGTTAGATAGCCCTAGATCGGTCGCTAATAGCCCTAATTTTTCGATCATGTCAGATGCAGGGATTGGGGTCAAAACATGCAAGAATAGGTGTATACCGCCTGATTTGGAGCGATATGGCACCATAGGATAGTTTCTTTCCCTTATTTTTACTAATAATTGTCTAAAATCCTGGTCATACTTGTCTACATCAATACAACCCCAAAAACAGGTGTTGTCTTCTCGTATAGGTATGACACCTAAATTAATCTGTCCGTTTAAATGTTGTTGAAATAATTCTTTTGTGACAGGGGCCCGCTTAGTTGTAGCGCGCCCCTTTTCTTTTCCAGTTCTATTATCTTTCAAACCTTCAAGAAAGTACTCACCATAAGCACTATCAAGACCTTGAAAGACCTCTATGAACTTGTCCAGCATTAAAATGGCTGGTTTGTATTTCCCTGCATAGTAAGATCGTTTTCTTCTTCATGTTTTACCACTACACCTTTTGCGCAAGTTTTATAAAACTCCGACGCAGTTTGTAGTACTAATTCATTTTCAACCCTACCCGCATGATTGATTATCCAACTAGTCCAAGAACCTTTTGAATTGGTTTCTTGAGTTGTTGAAAGTCTATAAGAATTAAAAAATGATGGTTGACTTAATAAGTCCCCTTTCGAATTTTTAATTTTTGGCATAGCTTTCATCATAGAATTCCATTTTCTAGATTTCTTTGATTGTGTTCTTGACATTGTAATAAGCCCAGTTGTATCTGGTGTGCCATCCTCATTTAATACCAAAACAAAATGATAGTTGGTCCCTTCAATATAGTTACCGCTAGGCAATACATCTCTGTTATCCATACTTCTAGTTGTCTTTGATAAAATATCAGAATCAGCAGGATAGCTTGTTACAGGAGCCGTTTGACCTTGACCCCTTTGCTGCCATTCCACATATTCAAATTTATAAAAACAAGGAACACATAAGATACCTTTAGAACCATCATACAATTTTTTTGTAATTGTATTTGCGATCATTCCTGTATCAGCACCTTCAATGTATTTCTCATTCATCTTTTTACGTTCTGGCGATGCATCAGATATCAATTTGATAAAAGGCATCGACATATTATCGGAGGTAATATTTTCCAATCCAGCACCTCCAAACTCATCTAAGTAGTTTGTAGCTACAGAGAAGTTAGGCTTCTGTATTACTTCAGCCTTACTGGACTTCTTTTGTACTTGTGACATACGTTTCCTTATTTTATAGTTGTTGTGTTAGCTATATAAACTCCAAACATTTCATCAGGTATATCTCTACCTTTCTCGGTCATATCTTTTATCCAAGATGATAGAGTTGAGTGATGAACGCCTTCTTTAAAGTTTGGATTCATACCATTATCACGCAAAGACGCTAACATGTTTTGCGCTTTGTCAGTCTCGCCCATTCCAAAACTAGCTGACACTTCAGTTTTGATAATATCTCCATGGCCTTCTTTTCTTAACCAATCATGAGCTTGTGATTGATTAGCCTTAGAAATATGCCCTCTATACTTCAGATCATATCCAATAGTACCAAAGGGAGTTTTTATAGCATCTACACCCATTTCTTGAAGAAAATTAGGAATTTGTTCTTCAGATAAAAGTCTAGCTTTTTCTTTCAATTCCTTTGTTTTCTTTTCAGATTCTTCTATAGCCTTCTTAGTATCAACTAAGTTTCTAGCCATATCAACAAGTGTTGATGTTTTTTCTTTATCCACTTTTTCAAGTGCTTTTATTATAGGATCTACCATTTTTTCTCCTTTGATTTGTAATTAAACTATTGATTTTCTTTGTCAAGTAAATTAAAAACTTTTTTGTGGTAGCTAAGTATAAATTTAAGACTGAACCGTTTGATCACCAACGTAAAGCATTAGAGGCTTGTTGGAATAAAGAGTCGTACGCTTTATTTATGGAGATGGGTACAGGTAAAACAAAAGTACTTATTGATAACATAGGAGTTTTATACACAACACAAGATATAGATAGTGCTCTTATAATAGCTACTAAATCTGTCTATACTATTTGGGTTAATGATGAGATTCCAAAACATATTAACATACCTCATGAAGTTTGTTTATGGAAACCTACGTTAGAAAAAACAGTAAAAAAATTTATTCAAACACCTTCTCAAAAATGTAAAATATTAGTTATGAACGTAGAAGCCTTCTCAACTAAAAAAGGATATAATATTGCTTGTGATTTTTTACATAAACATGATGCGTTAGTTGGTATAGACGAATCGTCTACAATTAAAAATATCAAAGCTATGAGGACTAAGAATCTTATTAAGATTAGACCACTTGCTAAATATAGACGTATACTAACGGGTACACCAATTACTAAATCACCAATTGATATTTATAGCCAATGTGAATTTTTAGATCCTAAGCTTTTAAATTTCCCTACATTTACTGCATTTAAAAATAGATATTGTATTTTTGAAATGATGCATTCATATGGAGATAAACAAATAGCCATACCAGTGGGTTTTAAAAATCTTGAAGAGTTAGAAAATAAAATAAAACAATTTTCATTTAGAGTACGTAAAGACGAATGTTTAGATTTACCTCCTAAATTGTATCAAAAACGTGTAGTTCATTTAACAGATGAGCAAAGAATTTTATACAATGAATTAAAACAACAAGCACATACTAATCTACAAGGTGATTATATGACTGTTAATAATGCAATGACTGAAATAATAAGACTACATCAAATTACTGCTGGTTTTTTTAAAGGTGAATCTTCTATTATTAAAAAATTAGAAAACAATAAGATGAAGACTTTGTTTGAAATATTAGATGAATCAGATGCTAAAACAATTATTTGGGCTAACTGGGTGCACAACATAGAAGATATTACTTCAGAGCTTAGACAAAAATATGGGCCTGAGTCCGTGGTCAATTTTTATGGTGCCGTTAGTAGTGAAGATAGATCTAAGGCTATTAAACTATTTCAAAACGATCCTAAATGTAGATTCTTTGTAGCCAATCCATCTACAGGTGGTTATGGTTTAACTCTTACAGCTGCAACATTAGTCATATATTATTCTAACAGCTTTGATGCTGAACATAGATTGCAATCTGAAGAACGAGCACATCGTATAGGTCAGACTCAAAAAGTTACTTATGTAGATTTAATTACTGAGGGGACTGTTGATGAGAAGATTGTTCTTTCTCTAAAGTCGAAGTTTCGTCTTTCTGCTCAGACTCTTGGTGAAGTTGTTCGGACTTGGTTATAGCAAGATAGTCATCATATTTTTTCCACCAATCTTTTTTAGCTTGTTCATATCTATCTCCAAATACTTCAAACTTTTGAAATAATAATCCTCTAGTACACATCAAAACTACACCGCCTTCGATTGGTCCGTAGTGTTCTGAGTGTGCTTCTCCATATGCTGCTAACTGCGTATAGTAATCTTGTACTTTAGAATAGTGTTCTTGAGCAGGTTTGTTACTTTGTTTAAAGTCGACGATAACAGGTTTACCATTATAAACTGCAACAAGGTCAGTTGCACCTGCATACTTATCAGTATGTCTTAAAGATATTTCAGACCCCCACACTTCTGTGATAGGTTTGAAACCATGTTTAACTATCTCTAATGCCATTAATCTAGCTTGTTGTCCTTGAGGAGATAATGATTCGTATCTCTTTCCTTCAACATAGTATTCTAAATATTTATGCATCTCAGTACCAATTAAAGATGCTTCGTTTTTTATTCGCTCTGCTTCTTCAATACCAATTTTTTCTTGCCATTTTTTTAACCATTCTTTGTCTTTGGTTTTATCTAAAATTGTTGTAACTGAAGGTAATTTTTTTTCACCAACTAAATAAGAGCGTCCTGTCTTTTTAGTTTCTCTATCGTAATGTTCGTAGTCGTATTTTTTTGTAAGCACACAGTAGATATACTACATATGGTTTGAAAGTACAGCTAAAAGAATTGCACCCATACCACAAATAATAAACTTTTCCATTCTAGCAATTCTAGCTTCCATTCTATCTATTCTTTCAAATGTTTGTTTCTGCATATACCTACAAATTTTTTCATGATGTTCTATTTTTTGTAGTGCAGATTTTTTAGGCATTCTGTCCCCTTCTAGTTGCAATCAATTGACCTAATTCATCTCTAGGAAATGCTGCTTGATAGTCTTGGGGTGCTATTTGCGCTGTCATTTGCGGTGCTTGTTGAGCTACAGGTAATCCTGGTAATTTAGGTAATGCTGCTGTTAGTGGGCCTTCGTCCATGGTCTCAAGTCCTTGAGCCATAATTTGTGCTTCATTTTCATTTACAGGTGCACCACCTATAATTGAAACAACGTCCTCCATTTCTGGTGGAGGTAATACTCTTGCTAAATCTTTTTCTGGTACTTCAGGAAATAACCTTTCGTAGTCTTCTTTATTCATGTTTAAATCTTTTGGCGGAGCCGAATCATATTGCATGTTAATTAGTCTTTCTAATAATTTTTGAGTTCCTACGTCATCTCCACCATAAGCAATAGGATCATTAGGATACTCATTACCAAAAGTTGAAATCATATCAATAATAGCTCTGTTCATTAAAGGTAATCCAACACTAGGTATTTTACCTTCATCTAATAATTGTAAATATGTTTTAAATGTTGAGCCTACCTTATCCATTACTTTAGGTGATGATAAAATTCTATTGGCTCTGTTACCTAAAAACAACATTAAAGCTGTACCAGGTAAACCCATGCCATACATAGCTCCTGCCGCACCAATAGAACCAGGCCCTGTTAATACAAGTCTTCTTGCTAAAAACGTAGATGCATTTGGAATATCATAACTATTTAGTGCGTCAACGTAAGTTAATAACTCATCAATTTTGTTAGTCATTTTTTTTCCTGCTTGTTCTCCAAAAATCATATTAATTTTATTTTTGTATTCATTAGTAGGAAATACTAATTTTCTAAATTCATCAGGATCAAATTTTAAATTACCATAATATGCAAAGTCTTGACCAATATCTGCACCTTGTTTTATCTGATCTAACGTTCTACCTGGAAGTCTTTGCAACTCCATTTGCTTTTCTTTACCAAGCATTTGTTCGATAAAACTATCTCCTTGCGCTACCTTAAATGATTTTTGATATGAATCTGCAAGATAAGAACTGAACAATCTTCTTAATGAATCATTACCTGCTTTAGTTCCTTTTTTAACAAATTCAAAACCTTGTGTTTTAGGATTAAATTTATAAACATCAGCTTCTACTAATTTTTGTAAATCAGTTATAGCATCAAAACTCTGTCTCCCAGCTCCTGATTGAAATACGTTTTTTGAAATCATTTGAGCTAATTGATCTTTATTTATTCTTCCTGATTCAAAAAAACCTGCTAATTGTTTTTCACTAAATAAATTTTTATCAAATGCGTTTGCAAATCTATTAGCTAAAGCAGTTTGAAATGAAACAATATTAGTTTGATAAAAATTATTAGCATCTAATAATTGAGTTCTTAATCTTTTTATTGCTTCCTCATTTAACTTCATGCCTCTCGCACCTTCAATATCTCCTATTTTAACTTTAGTAGGATCTGCAGGTTGTAAAATATTATTAGCAATGTTTGCATCTTGCGGTGGATATTTTAAATAAATTTCATCAGCTGGATTTAACTTGGTAGAAGAAAAATCTTTTTCTAAAGCTTTTTTCATATCTTTGTATGTACCAATCAACTCTAAATTTTTAGGAGAAGTTGCTACAGCTCTGTTTAACATTATCTGTAATTCTAAAAATTCATTAGGTGATATTTTTCTATTTGCTTTTACTAATGATTCGTAAGCTTGTCTAAATCTACCAATTGGAGTTTGTAATAAATCATTGTCAATTGTCATTTTAAACTCTGCTGGTGAAAAATTGTTAGCTAATAAAGAATTATAATATTTTCTTGAAAAATTAAGATCTATCATCATAGGGTCACCAAATTGTTTAGACATAGATCTAAAACTTTCATACATAGAATCAGATACTCCTCTAAATCTTACAAAGTTATCTCCCATTTGTTTTGCTATATCATCTGATACTGTAGCTAATTCAGCCATATGCATATTGGGTTGCAAATTAAAATTCTTTTCAAATGCTTGAGTAAACTCTCTGTACCTTGATTCTTTTGCGGCTAAAGCAGGATTACCTACAAAAGGTAATTGACCAAATACTTTGTTAAATGCTTTAACGACTCTACCACCAATTGATGTTGGATCAGCCATTTCTAAATAAGATGCTTCCAATCCATTATTTTGTGCTATTTGTTTTATAGTTTTTGCGTAGTCTCCTTCTAAACCTAAAAACTTTCTTACTAAATGACCCGCACCAAATGCAGCAGGAGCTAATAGTTCTGCGCCTCCGTTCCAAGCAAGTCCAACAGCAAAATCATCAGCTGCTCTTAAAAAAGAATTGTTTTCTAAATCTTCTTTATAGCCTGCAGAAGTTATGCCTTCCTTAGCTCTAATAATATCATCGGCTACATCATATGCTAAACCACCTGCAGAATACCCTAATGATCCTGCTACTACTGGTCTTAAAATTGCAGATACAGGCTCAGGTAAATTCTTAGCAGAGTTACTTAAATTTTTAAGAGTAGATGCAAATTGATTAGTGCTTTTCTTAGAGAAGACTTGTTTTAGTTTACCAATTTGACCTGAATACTTACTTGGATTTACTAAAACTTGTGCTAATCTTTTACGGTCCATCATTAATTGTGTAGCAAAGAAACCCATATCAAATATTGTTTTTACCGTATCTCTGTTTAAAATATCTCCTGTTTTAGCTCTTATAGGGTCTTCTTGATAAGATTTTTCTTTTGCTAATTCATCAGCAACTTGTGATTGTCTTTCTAAAATTTCACCAATTGGTTTTGTTTGTAATACACCTTTCTTTTGAAGACCATCTAATATTTGTAAACGATCTTTATCAAGAGCTCTCAAATCGAGTTGGTTAGAATTTATTAAATCTGCTACTTCTTGCGGGGTCATTCTTTAATAATTCCTTGTAAGTTGTCTTCATTAAACATTTTACCAAATACATCAACATCCTGATTATTTTCAGGAGTATATCCATCAACAAATTTATTTATATTTTCTTGATTTTTATCAATCATTTGTTGTGCAAAATCTTTATCAATAGCGTCTAGTTCCATTGGATTGTAATAGTAAACATCTTTCCATTGATTTCTAATACCACCTAATCTATTTTTAAAAGTTTCATTTACAGTCTTGTAAGCAGTTAAAATTTCTAAGGGGTTTTGATCATAGAAAGGAACATAACCAACAGTACCGCCTAACCTTTTTTCAGCTCTTTCAATATCGGCTACAGCCAAACGGTCTTTGTCTTTAAGTGTTTGTGCCAATGAATAAGTAGATAAAAGCTCTAGTGTTTCTAACAATGCTTGTGCTTGAATTTCTTCTGAAGCTGAATCTAAATCTTGAGCTTTATCTTCAATTTTTTGAAATATACTAGTTAGTTTTTTATCTACACCATCTTCTACTTCACCAAAAGTTTTGTAATTTTGAAAATTAGTTTCTTCTCTATCTTTTAATTTTAAAATAGTTTCTTTATAAGTTTTAGATCCTGTAGCAATACTAGCTAGCTCACCAAATTTAAGTGTAAGTTTTTTCCAACCTCCTTGTACACCAATAAGGTCAGGGTTTTCAGCTGCAACTTTAATAAATAAATTAGTATATAAATCACCTGATTTAACAGCTTTATATTCATTTAGTATTTTTGCTTTATTAGCAACATTATCAGCAATTGGAGCTTGACCAATTACCATGCTAGGTTCAATTCTTATTTTTTCAGGCTTGTCTCCAATCATTTCATAACCTATGTAAAACCCTTCTTCAGTTTGAGAAGCTGGTATAGGATCAGATATGTCACCGTTAGGTTTTTTATATCTAATTTTTATTGAAGGTGCTTTAATTTTTGTATTTTTTCTTTTTGCATTTGTTTGTAATAAAACTTTTGCTAAACCTAATTCCTCTTTTTCTCTTTCTCTCTCAAGTGCAATTGCCATAGGAATTACATTTTTACCTGCTTGACCAAGAACATCCAAAAATCCTGGTATACCTGATTGCATACTTTTTCCAGATAATAAATTAGATGCTAATTGAAGTAATAATAATTTTCCAGATTTGTTATATCCTCTTTCACCCATAACCTCTTTCGCAGCATCCATAGCTGCAGACAATTCAGTCATTTTACCTTGTTTTCTTGCTTCTGCCTCTAAAGCATTAAATACTTTTTCTGAATTTTTTATACTTTTTTGTTGATTATCTACTTGAACAATCGCATCGTTTTGATTTGTTTCGGGTTGTTTATTTTCAACTTGAGTAGGTTCTTTTTTTACTAATTCAGATCCACCTTTTTCTACAACTTCAGGCCCTGTTTCTCTGTCATCAACCTTAACTTGATCTTTAAATTTATCAAATAATCTTTGAGTAAGTGGTGTGTTTAAATTTAATTTTTTTGCTTCTTTTAATAAGTCTACAGTAGACGGACTATCTGGAACCTCATCATAGTCTTGTATACCTTCATAAGGCCCTCGTACTTGTCTCATTAACTCAGCTCTATCTTTTACAGATTGAGGAGTAAATGTATCTGCTATTGAATACATAACAGCAGGACCAGCAATAGGTAATGTATATGGATTTGTCAGACCCATTACACCTAAAGTTCTCATTGGTAATTTTTTTGCAAACTGTGAATATGTTTTTGGATCTTTAATTTGATTCAAAGCAGTTATTCCTGCTTGTTTTAACCCAGCAGACGTAAAAGGTGATTGAGGAACCATTCCTCCACTATTAAGTTTAAGGATACCTTTTATATATAATTTTCTATCTTTTAACTTTGCCATTGTTCTCCTTAATTAGGAGCCAACGCAGCATAAGCTCCTATACCAGTTCCTACTGCTTGAGCAAAAGGTGAAGCTGTTGGTGCGAAGCCCTGAGTTACTGTAGATTGTGTTGAAGGTGCCCCTCTTTGAATATCAGACACAAAAGACAATCTTTGATAAGGATCAGTAATTGCTTGAACTTTACTTTGTCTATCCGCTTCAAGTTGTGCTTGAGTTACTCCTCTTTCCAATCCTCCTGCTGCAAATAAAGTACTAATGTCTCCTTGTTGCTGTCTCATTTTTGCATCAGCCGCAGCTAATCCAGTTTGTGCTTGTAATTGTTGTCCTTGTTGAAATGCACCTAGAGCTCCTTGAAATGCTCTTCCTTGTGCCATTCCAATTTCTGATAATCTTGCTCTTTCCGCTTCTGCTCTTTGCACTCCTTCTCTTCCACCGCCAAAAGCTCCAGCAGAAATTGCCTGGTTAGCAACTCGTTGTTGGCCTAGTTGTGCTTGTCGATTTATTTCATCAGTTATAAAAGATTGATAAGGATTAAAATAATTTTGAAATTGTTGTGATGAAGGATCTAACGCAGCAGCCGATTCAGCAGCAGCAATAGAAGATAGACCTGCACCTGTCCCTTGACGAGCTTGAGTAATACCTTGTGTTTCTGCCCCAGTTAATCCAGCTACTTGAAAATCAGGTAACCCTAATGGTTTGTCCGCAAGTTTACCTGCAGCATCCATAAGACCTAATCTTCTAGCTTCTATTTCTGGTGCTTCCCTAATAGTTTGTACGTTTGTAGTGTCCGCGGGTGTACCGCCTCCACCTCCTCCTCCTGACATTATGCGTGCCCTCCTATAAATTTATCCATTTGTACGTGATTAAATTGAAAACCTAAAGGTTCTAACATTTTTTTCCATCCTGGTCTTCCATACACTTCAATTTTCTTACAACCACAATTTTCAAATGCCCATTTTTCAAATACATTTATTTTATCTATCCACTGAGGTAAATCATTACCAGTTGCAATGTTTACAACTCCAACATTATAGTTTGGATATTTAACTATTTCTGAAATACAAACTCCTTTAAAATTATCTTCTTTGTCTACAGTGACCCATAATTGTTTTTTACCTTGCTTACACATTTCTTTTATATGTTGATTGTCCATCAAAGTTTTTCCTTCATGATTTCTCTCTAAAGCAGATTGAACTTTATCCTTAACTAATGGCCACACTTTATCTATCTCTTCTGGTTTGAATTGTATTAAATACATTAAGCACTTTCCGCTAGTTTTTCTAATTCACTCATTTGACTATAAAAAAACTTAGCTCCTAATTCTCTTTGTTCTTGTTTATTTTTACCACCCATTGCTTTACCAGCACCTAATACTGACTTAGCTTTAGTTACAAATTCTCCATCTGCTAACTGAGCTAGCATAGTGTCCTTGCTCCCTGATCCTTTGCCTGTTTCATCAGTAACCATTTTACCAGAAGTTCTTTTGTAATTTGATGTATCATTCTCATCTCTTTTTAATTTAGATGGTAACACATCAACTAAATCACCTTTGTTAAACTCTTGAGTTCTAGGTTCATTAGTTGCTCTTGATCTAAATGTATCTAATATATTTTGAAGTGCAGGAGGTGGTGGAGCTTGAGGTATTCTCACATCCTCTCCTTGTTGCTGTCCCATTAAACCCATAATACCTTCTATTTCACCTACGTCCATTTCAGTTTCATTCGTCATTTGTGTTAATGCTTCCTTAGCTTTTTGAACATCAGCGATAGTCAATCTATCTTTGTCCCTCATAGTGGTTGCATATTCAATTGCAGTCTTATCAGGGTCTTGTTTAAATTTCATAACAAAATCTCTTTTAATTCTTTCAGGTAATGCTGTTGTAAGTTCAGCAGCCATAGGAGTTACATTTGTCATTTTTGAAACTGGAGTTTTACCAGATGGAATTGATTTCCTCATAGCACCTCTCATAGATTTTTTATCTGGGTCTAAAAAAGATTCCTTAAATCTTGCTTCTAAAGCTGCAACAATCCCTGGTCCGTCGTCCATGCTTTGTTGTTGCATATCGTATTGTAACATTTCATCGTCTGGTGACATCATAGTTGCATCCGCAATACCACCTTCTTGTAAACCAGAATAAGGTGACCCTTCAGGATACTGATCTGTATCAGGGCCGTATTGACCTGAACCTGGTTGAAACATTTCTGGATTAGCTGCATAATATTTATTAAATCCTGGATACTTTGGATCTGGTGGATCTTTAGGGTCGAATAATCCTGCAGCGTAAGCAGCACCCCCCAGACCAGCTGATCCTAATCCAACTCTAAATGATGAAATGTCTCCTGTCTTTGGGTCTCTAAATGGTTTTTCAATTGCCGTAAAAGCTTTTTCTAATTTCTGACCCATGGTCAGACCCTCTTTAGCTTTGTTTGCATTTGCTAACATCATTTGTTTACTAGCTTGTTGTGCACCTATTTGACCTGCAGCAAAAGGAGAGTTAGCAGCAATCGTACCTGTCGTGCTCATGGC